GACACGGCGGCGGGCCGATTGGGAGGCCATTGAGCGCGATTACCGAACCGGCAAGTACACGCTGCGCGAGCTGGAAGCAAAGCACGGTGTATTTAACTCTTCGATAGCTCGCAAGGCAAAAGAATGCGAGTGGAGCAAAGACCTAAGCGCCGCCATACGGCAGGCGACCAATGCAAAGCTTGATAGCGCTCTCGTTAGCACCATTGCTAACCAAAACGCACAAGACGTTAGCATTACGATAGCAGCGGCTGCCGCAGCCAGTGCCGACGTCATCCTGGGGCACAGAAAAGGATTGCAACGTATTGCAGCGATCAAGTCAAAGATGCTTGATCAGATTGAGCAAGCGGCGCAAAACATGCCTGACTTGACCGCAGTGATTGAAATGGTTCGAAGCCCAGACGACAAAGGCATTGATCGCGCGAATGACGCGCTAAAGAAAGCCATGGGCCGATCTGCTTTGGTGGACGACCTAAAAAAGCTGGCGGACGTTGATGAAAAGGTGCGCAGTGGTGAACGCATTGCTTACAAGCTTGACGATGACGGCGTAGGCAAAGGCAGTGCGCCTAGCGCAAGCTTGTCGGATACCGAGCGCGCTGTCCGGCTGGCGGCGATGCTGGCAAAGGTGCAAGACCGATGACGGCTGCGGCCTTGGTCGACGTCATCGCAAAGATGACGCCAGCAGAAAAAGCAGAGCTGGATGAATTGCTTACCGCTGGTCTGCCGCTTTGGATTCCGCAAGAGGGGCCGCAGCGCATGGCTTTTGAGTCTGAGGCCGACATTCTTTTTTATGGCGGCGCGGCCGGCGGTGGCAAGACGGATCTGTTGCTGGGTCTGTGCCTGACAAGCCAAGAGCACAGCATCATTTTTAGGCGTGAATCAGTGCAGCTTATCGGCATTGAAGAGCGCATGACCAAAATCACCGGCACGCGACAGGGCTACAACAGCACGACGGGCGTGTGGCGCCTGCCTGGTGAGCGGGTGATGGAGCTGGGCAGCGTCAAAGAGCCTGACGATTGGATGAAATACCAAGGCCGCCCGCACGACTTGAAGGCGTTTGACGAGATCACACACTTTTTGGAGACGCAGTTCCGCACGTTGATAGGCTGGCTGCGCTCCGACAACCCAAACATCCGCCAGCGCGTGGTGTGTGCAGGCAACCCACCAACATCAAGCGATGGCCAGTGGGTAAAGAAGTTTTGGGCACCATGGTTAGACCCCATGCACCCCAACAAAGCCAAGCCGGGCGAGCTGCGCTGGTATGTGAGCGATGCAACCGGCGAAGACCTAGAGGTGCCCAGCGGTGAGCCTGTAAAAGTGGGCAATGACTGGGTAAAGCCAAAAAGCCGGACGTTCATCCCGTCAAGCGTTGATGACAACCTTTTCCTGAGTAGCACGGGCTACAAGGCTACGTTGCAGAGCTTGCCCGAGCCGCTACGCAGTCAGATGCTGCGCGGCGACTTTATGGCCGGCAGTGCAGATCCGGTTTGGCAAGTCATACCGACGGAGTGGGTCAAGGCGGCAATGGCACGATGGCAACCGCTTGAGAACAAAGGTCCAATGACATCAATTGGCCTGGACGTGGCGCGCGGTGGATTGGACAAGACGACTGCCGCCCCGCGCTACGGGCGCTGGTTTGACAAGCTGGTGACGTGCCCAGGAATCATGACAAACGACGGACCTAAAGCCGCGGGCTTTGTGGCCCCGCTGGTGCGCAACGGCGCGCCCGTGGTGGTGGATTCAATCGGAATTGGCGCTTCGGCGCTGGACTTTATTCGTGGCCTGCGCATGCGGGTGCATCCGTTTGTGGGGTCTGAAGCAAGCAAGTCTGCCGATATCAATGGCGCGCTGAGATTTCGGAACAAACGCGCGGAGACGTATTGGCGCTTGCGCGAGGCGCTTGACCCAACAAACCCAGAGCCCATATCTTTGCCGCCCGATGAAGAGTTGTCTGGCGATCTATGTGCCGCGCGCTACAAGGTGGTGACGATGGGTATCTATGCGGGCATTCAGATTGTAGACAAAGACGAGATTCGCAAAGTGCTTGGCCGCTCGCCCGACAAAGGCGATGCGGTGACCATGACTTTTGATGATGCCGTGCCGCCTGCCGGGCTTGGCGACGATGCGGCCGCATGGCGCAAAAAACGAGGTCTTGCATGAAACCAACCAAGCAGTATGACGACCGCGCAAGCGACCCGTCGCGCGACTTTGCTGGAGCCGGTGCATTTAGTCAGCACGCCCTGGAGCGGATGCTGCGCGACTGCTATGCGCAGCCCTCGTGGCGCATCCGCGCTGCAATTTGCGCCGCTTATTACGATGGCAACCAGCTTACCGAGCTGCAACGCCACAAAATTCGGCAAGAGGATCTGGACGAGCGGGTGATGAACCTGATTCGTCCAGTGATCAATTCGGTATTAGGCCAAGAGGCCAAAAGCCGAACGGACGTGAAAGTTGAGGCAGACGACGAAGAGCATGCCGATGTCGCAGAGGTGATCAGCGCAAAACTAAAAGAAGCTGAGCGTGAAACGCGCGCGCACATGGCAGTGTCTGAGGCATACGCTTCCGGGGTAAAAAAAGGCTTGGGCTGGGTACACGTCAGCAAAAATAGCGACCCGCTGGATTACGCTTACCGTGTGGAAAGCGTGCCGATTGATGAAATCTGGTGGGATTGGCACGGCCAGCGCGGGCCAACACTGCTTGCCGGGTGCCGCTGGCTGGTGCGCAAACGCTTCATTGACTTGGACGAGCTGGAAGCCGTTATGCCGGAGCATAAGGAAGTGCTAAAGCAAAGTATTGCTGGATGGGCCGACTACACGGGAACGACAGGGAATTTTCTGGGGCAGCCCGAAGAAATTCACTTGACGACCGGCATGATGAACAACGCATTTGATAACGAGCGCCGGTTCGGTTTGACAATTAGCCGCCGCGACTGGGTGGACAGCGCTCGCAAGATGATTGCGATGTTTGAAGTCTGGTACCGCGTACCCGCTACGGTCGCAGTGCTACACATGAGCCCGACCAGGCGGATTGAGTACAACCCAAAAGACCCGCGTCACGTAGAGGCTGTGTCGCGCGGACTGGTCAAAGTGACCAAGGGCATTACGTCGCAAGTGCGCCGCGCTTTGTACGCGGGACCGCACCGGCTGTTGGACGAAGGTACAACCAAGCGCAATTTCCCGTATTACCCGTTCTTTGCGTTTCGCGACGACGGCGACAAGAGTCCGTATGGCTTGATTGACGGGATGATTGCGCCGCAAGACGAATACACCGAGCGCCGGTTGCGAATTCAATGGATGCTTAAGGCGCGTCAAATCGAGTTTGATAACGACGCGCTAGACACGACTTTCAACAAAATTGAAGACGTGGCAGATTTGATCATGCGCCCGGATTTTGCAATCATTACCAATCCAAATCGCATGAATAAAAACGGCCCAGCCGTCAAAGTGCGCAATGAATTGAGCATGCAGCCCGAACAGTTCACGGTCATGGCTGACAGCAAGCAGCTGATTCAAGATACGGCAGGGCGCTATGCCAGCCAGATGGGCAATCGCCCGGCAGGCGTGACATCAGGTATTGCCAACAGCATCCTGGTGGAGCAGGGTGAGCAAAGCATGGGCGAGATGAACGACAATTACATTTACTGCCGGCGCAGCACTTTTGAGGGCCTAGTGGACGAAATTGTGAGCGACCACAAAGAAGAGCGCATGCAAGTATTTATCGGAGCGGGTAAGTCGCGCCGAGTGGTAGTTCTTAACGACTGGGATCCACAAGGCATGCCAGTCAACCGGGTTGAAGACGCAGCTATCAGCACCGGACTGGCAGAGACGCCAAACACACCGGCCGCTCGCCAGCAGACGCAGCAGCAGGTCTCCACAATCATTCAAGCGCTTGGCAACAATCCGCAGGCAGTAGCGATTCTTGCCCCGGCATACATTGAAAGCACCTCGCTTCCCAACCGCCAAGAAGTGGCAGACAGTTTGCGCAAAGCATCGGGTCTGCCCACGCCCGGAGACAAGAACGGCCAAGCCCAAGCCGACGACATGCAGCAAAAGCAGATTGAGCAAAAGATGCAGCAAGAAAAACAAGCCGCAGCCGCCAAGGTAGATGTGGATGTGGCCAACGCAGAACGCCACCGCGCCGCCGCGCGTTTGGCTGATGCGCAAGCCAAGCTGGTTGAGCAGCGTGAACGTGCCGGAGAAGGTGCAGCCAATGTAGACGAAACCGTGGCGCGTACTCAGCACTTGGAAAACCAAGCAGCCAATGAGGACAACATGATTAACCAGGCGCTTCAAGAAGCTGCCGCCTAACAGCCAAACACCTAAACGACAGACCGCCCACCGAGGCGGTTTTTTTACGTCCCAAGTTTTTCAAGCCGCTCCCTAGACCGCCGCGCTGGGGAGTGCGTACACAGCGGCAGCCACGGATTGCTAGTCGTCAAAGCAATGCGTGTGTACCTCATGACGGTGGCCATAGGCCTCGGTGACCGACCGCAAACGGCAAGGAGTACAGAGTGGAAATTGACAACAGCGCCATGTTCGACAAGGACGAGCAAACTATCTTGAGCGCGCTAGTGCCAGATGAAGGCAGTGAAGGAGCCGGTGACCCCGCGGTTCAGCCAGCCAACGCCACTGCACCAGCAGCAGATACCGGAAGCAGCGCTCCAGCGCAGCCCGCTAGTGCTTCGGATCAAGAAGCCAAGCCAACAGACCCAGCCAGCGCAGAGCCCGCACCGCCCCAGGGCGACACCCGTGCCGCTTTGCGCGCATCACGACGCGCCGAAAAGCGCTTGCGTGACCAACTGGATAAGTTGCAGGCTGAAAACGAGGCTCTTCGGCAAGGCAAGCCTGCGTCAGCGGTGGATACATCCATCACCGACGAAGAGCTTGCAACGCTGGAAGAGGACTTCCCCCTGCAGGCCAAGATTGTTCGCCAGCAGCGCGCCCTTCAAGAGCAGTTAGCCGCCAACGCAGCAAGCCAATCAACACCGACCGCAACAGACGAGTTTGAGCCACTGGTTTACGACCCGGCAGTGCAAGAGGTGATTGACGGCGTGCCGGAGCTGGTAGCTTGGCAGTACGACCCGACAGCGCAGGACAAATTCCTGCGAGCCATTGAGTACGACAAGGCATTGGCCGTTGATCCGGATTGGAAAGACCGAAACGTCTCCGACCGCTTCACCGAGGCCGCGCGCCGTGCCAAGGCAGCACTTTCCACCGCTCCTTTAGACGCTGCACCCGCAGCACCGCCCCGTCAAGACCCCGCCACCGTAATTGCCAACGCACAGGTTCAAGGACCCAAAGGCATTAGCGATTTCCGGGGCGGGGCACCAGCAACACCACCCAGCAACAACTATTCCGGGATGACGGACGAGCAAATCATGGCGTCCCTTCCGGCTAGTTGACCTGGGAAATTTCTTTACTTAGGAGTTTTTCATGTCCACGACATCCGTACCCCGTGGTAGTGCGCTTGCCAACAAGCAATTTTCCAAAGCATTGTCAGCAATGGCAGTGCGCGCACCCACACCAATCCAAGCCTTAACTGGCCCCATGTCCACTGAGGACAGCGCAATGCGCAAACTCAAGCAGCAAACCACCAACGATATGCCTATCGTGCGCGTGGATGAGCTGTCCAAAGGCCCGGGCGACGTTGTGCAGGTTGACTGCGCACACGTGGTCAAACTGCGTGCAGTGATGGGCGACCGCAACGCCGAGGGCATGGGCTCCGCGTTGAAATACAGCACCAAAGACATCATTTTGGACATGGCCACCCTCCCGGTGTCCGCTGGCGGCAAGATGACTCAGCAGCGCACGCCTCACAGCATGCGCCTGAACGCCTTGGCGCAACTCAAGCGCGGTATTCCTGCCTTCCGGTGGCAGCGTATCCTGACGTTGCTGGCAGGCTCGCGCGGTAAGCAAGACGGCACCGACTGGGTTCTGCCTTTGGCAACCGACCCCGAGTTTGCTGAAATGCTGGTCAACGCACTCAAAGCGCCAACGTACAACCGTCACTTTGTGGTCAACGGCACGTCGCTGACCCAAGGCGGCGCGCAATTGGCATCTGTGGCAACCACGGACAAGCTGGTGTTGTCACACATTGACGAGCTGGCCGCCCTGTGGGATGAAATGACCATCAAGATGGCGCCTATTCAGGTGCCAGGCGATCCGGCCGCCGGAGATGACCCCATCAAGGGCATTCTTATGGTTGATCCGCTGGTTTGGGATGCAATGATCACGGACACAACGTCTGGGAACAACATCCGCACGTTTGAGACCAACGCCATGAAACGTGCCGAATACGGCAACTTGCGCGCCCATCCGCTGTTTTCTGGATCTCCAATCCTGTGGAACGGCATTTTGGTGCGCAAGATGCAGTTTGGCATTCGCCAAGACGCCGGCGACTCAATGAACATCGTCACAGCGGCAAACCGCTTGACGGCTACTGAGTCCACGGTGACTGTTGCGTCTGGTTTGTCCACCACCCACCAGGTGGCTCGCTCGGTGTTTTTGAGTGCGCAGGCTTTGGCCATGGTCTCTGGCGCCAACCAAACCAGCGAAGAAACCTACTCGCTGCTGGAAGGTCGCACCAACTTCGAGCGAAACCTCGAGCTGGCCGGCGAAATCATGGGCACCGAAGAGAAGCTGCGCTGGGCACTGCCCAACTCCAGCGGCGACTTGGAGATGACCGACTTCGGCGTGGCGGTGATTGACAGCGTGGTGAAAAAGCGCTCGGTCTAAGCAAAGGCGGGGCCTTGTGCCCCGCTTCTTTGGGCTATGCCCATCAATTTTTATTCATTTTTTAGGAGCCAATCATGGCAAGTATTAAAGCTCAGCGCGCCGCCGCGCCCAAATTCATGGACATCGACGGCTGCGCCTATTTCGAAACCGACAAAGTGGTGTTGGGCTCTGGTCAAGGCGGCACTCCAGCCGCTTCAGATACCTTGGATTTCACCATTCCGGCGGGAGCCAAAGTGTGCGATCTGGCGTTTGTTTTGGACGACTGCGACACGGGCACTGCGTTTGTGTTTGGCATTGGCTATCGCCCTGTTTCCTCGGCCAGTTCGCTAACCGCAAGCGCAACCTACTTCGCTGCAGCTGGTCAAACCATTGGCCAAACGGGCGGACGCTTGCAATGCACCTTCAAGCCAATCACGTTTGAAGAGGACGTGTACATCCAGGTAGTGGTGGGCACTGCGCCTGGCGGTATTTCGGGTAACCCCGAGGTGCACATGATCGCTGGCTACACCTGCCAAGGTCCGAAGTAAGCATTACCGCGGCTGCGCGGTTTGCAGCAACTCAAAAGGGCTGGCCTGTGACGGGCTGGCCCTTTTCTTTGGAGATTCCCCCATGAAAATCAAATACGTAGGCGTCAAGGTGGACGGAGAAACAGCATTTGCGCACTTGAGCGGTGTTGCTCTTTGGATGGATGGCGACGAGTATGAAATCAAAGACGACGTAGCCAAGCGCATGTTGCAGCATCCGGATGTTTTTGCATTGGCCGACAAGCAAGAGCCCGACACCCAAACCACAACCCAAACCACAACCCAAACCGCTGACACTACCAGCCTGACACTGACCCCCGGCGCAGAAGTTAAAGCCCCCGAGTCCACCGAACCCAAGGATCCCGCAGAACCCGTGGCATCCATCACGGTCGAGGGCAAGGTAATCGTGCTCGACGGCTTGGGCAAAGACGAGCTGCATGACCTGGCCAAGCGCCTGGGCGTGGCCGTTCACCATGCCAGCGGCCCAGACAAGGTGATCGCGGCTTTGCAGGCTGCATTCCCGGCTACCGCCGAGTAAGCCATGCAAAAGTTCTCCGAGTACCTGCTAGACGGCTCGGGAAACCCGATTACGACTGCGGACATCGCGGTCTATTACTTTGGCACAACCACGCTTGCGCCGCTGTTTGCAACGGCGACCGGCGTGGCAATTGCCAATCCGATTACAAGCCAGCTCAGCACTGGCCTGTTCGAGTTTTACGCGGCGGACGGCAAGTACACGTTGGCCATTTCTGAGCCAGGGTATCAGCCGCGCTCGCTGACAGTTGAAATCATCAACGACCAGAACCCGGTTTATTCGACCCTGAGCGGCGCATACCAGGCCGTGCGCTCGATTGAATTTAACCCCGCGCAAACTGCGCTGCGGATCACGCACGGGGTTGATGCAACTGTTGCCGAAGTGCCTTTGATGGATAACCAAGGGCCGATTCATTCGACAGCAACCGGCGTTTACCAAAACGTCAAGTCTCTGGAATTTAACCCCGCGCAAACTGCGCTGCGGGTGACTTACGGCGATACGCCAACTGTGGCCGAAGTGCCAATTTCTGATGACAACCCGGTAAATCAAGTCATCGCCATAGCTTGCAGCAATGAAACCACGCCCTTGGATGTGGGAGCGGCCAAAGTTACCTTTCGCACGCCGTTTGCTTTCAAGCTGACGGGCATTCGTGCCAGCGTCACCACGGCCCCGACCGGCGCGGCGTTGATTGCCGATGTCAAGTCAAACGGCACCACGCTTATGGCGGCCAACAAATTGCGCATTGACGCAAGCACCAAGTCAACGGTAGCAGCCGCAGCACAGCCCACGCTGACAACCACTGCGCTAAGCAGCGACGCCGAAATCACCATTGACATCACCCAAGTCGGCGGTACGGTTGCCGGAGCGGGCCTAAAGGTTTATTTGATTGGATATCCAGCATGATGCTGAATCCGTACCGGTTTGGTGGCGGCGCGGTAGACCCGTATTACGCCAGCGTCAGCATGCTGCTGCATTTCGAGGGCACCAACACCAGCACCACCATCACAGACAGCAGCCCCATCGCTCTACAGTGGACTGCGGTCGGCGACGCGGCCATCAGCACCACCCGCAGCAAGTTCGGCAACAGCAGCCTGCGCCTGAATGGCGCGGGCTATGTGCGGCCTGCGGATATGGCGGTGGCCGATCCGTATTTTGATCTGGGCACCGGCGCGTGGACGCTGGATATGCAGGTGTGGCTGGACAATACAAGTGGGGTGCAGACGGTTTACAGCCGCACAACTCCCAAGCCAAGCATTCTGTTGCTTAACGGTAACGGTACCAATGGGTCTACCGCCATTGCCGACAAGTCTGGCAGCGGTACGGCGGTGCAGCTTTATGGTGATACCAAGCTGAGCAACACGGTGACGTTTTTTAATACCTGCTCCATTTATTTGGACGGTACGGGCGATTGCGTGCGCATTCCGGCCAGTGCAGCTAACAATATCGGATTGCAGGATTTTACTTTTGCGGCGTGGGTTTACTTGCAAACCTATGGCAATGGCTATACCAATTTGCTATCCGCTTTTGAGACAGCATCCGGCGGACCAACGCAGATTCCGTTGCTGTTGCGAACTGATGGAAGACCTTGGTTTTATCAAGATGGCGGCAGTGGTTGGTTGGATTCAAGCATTGCCATTCCACTCAACACGAAGACCTATTTTGAAATCGGTTCAAAAATAATTGGAGCCCAACGCTGGTGGTATCTGTTTGTCAATGGCCAATTGGCCGGCAGTGCAGCGACTGCTGCAACAAGCATTCTCAATCGCGATTTTTACGTTGGAGGCCATAAAGATTTTTATCACGGCTCACTGCGTGGCTATTTTGACGATGTGGAGCTGCTGGTAGGCACCTGCCGCCATACCACGGCCTACACCGTGCCCACTGCAGCAGCCGCAAAGGGGGGGGCGAAGTTGGCGCTGGAATTGCAAGGCGGCGGCCCGGCGCTGGTGTTGCGTAATGCGGCGGGGGTGGCGACTACGGTAGCAAACATGACTGTTACTTACAGCACCGCCGTAACCCAATTGCGCTTGGTTGGCACCACCGGCAATTATTACGGCAGCGCCATCCATCCATCGGGCGCATTTATTTGCGTTGCAGTGCAAAACCTCAACAAAATTGAATGCTATTCCATTGCATCAGACGGAGCGCTGGCTTTAGTTAGCTCCATCACGGTAGATTCAAGCCCTTGGATTTTGGCGTTTCACCCTAACGGAAACTATTTATATTGCACATGCAATGGCGCAAATACTATCAATAAAATAGATTTTAGTAGCGCTGGAGCATTATCGAATAAATCATCTTATGCCGGATTTTCTGGTGCTTTGGGCCTAGGCATTACAAGCAATGGATATTTGTTTGTTGCGAATCGAAATGCAAATACAGTTTCAATGTGTTCTATTGACGCAGCGGGTGTGCCTACTAAATTAAATGATTATGCGACAGGTGATGGCAATTATAAATTGTGTGTAAGCCCTGATAACTTAAACGTCTACGTTGCAAATTATGGCAACGGAAGCATTAGTCAATATCAAATCAGCGGCGCAACCTTGGTTTCTTTGGGTACTGTTTCTGGCGCACAGCCTGATACGGTGGCCATTCACCCCAATGGAAAATACTTGTATTCTGGAAATGATAGCTCAAACGTCATCAGCACATATTCTCGTGATTTGACTTTGCGCCCTACGGGTGCGCTGGTAAAAATCAATGACTTATTAAATACCGCAAATAATGCAAACGAAGCCATTGTTTCGCCCGACGGCAATAGTTTATATGTTGCTTGTTGGGGCAATGGATTATATAGATACAGTATCAATCAAACGACCGGATTACCTACATTTGACGGGCAAACAACCGCTTTAGGTACGGTGCGAAATGTTACTGTGTCGCTTGATAATAAATATGTTTTTATTTCGTCGCTAGATTCAAAACTGTATGAATTTGCGCGCAGTTTTACCTCGGTCAATAACTCGCCCCTAACCCCCGCCACCTGGACCCAAATAACGGCCCGCCGCAGCGTCAGCAACGGCATAGGCACCGTCACCCTGGACGTAGCCGGTACCACCGTGGCCACCGGAACTTTCAGCGACGCGCTGGACTTTGCCGCTACCGACGTGGTGACTATCGGCGCGCAACTGGTCAGCGGCAGCGCCAGCCAGTTTTTTACCGGCAACATTGATGAGGCGCGGCTGACCAAAAACGTGGCGCGTGCAAGCGCGGTGCAGACTGCGGCGTGGCCGGATGCGGCCAGCTGAAGCAATTTTTAAGAAAGGGTTGATCTATGTCCATCATCCTAATCCCCGAAGCCAGCAACGGCGCAAAAACCGTAGCCGACGTGCTGACCTCATCAGACGGCACGCTGAGCGACAAGGATAGAACCGCATACCCGCAGTCCGAGCGCATTGGGTTTATCAACGATGCCCTGCAAACGATTCGCAACATGCGCCCCGACATCTTTGTGGGCCAATTTAATGACGCCCTAACGGTTGCCAACACGACGGATGTGTTGCCGATCGACAACCAGTTCTTTCGGCCTGTCGTGGACTACGTGATTGCACGCTGCGAGTCCAAGGACGAGGCCCATGTGGTGAGCGGGCGCGCTGACCTGATGGCCAAACTGATGACGGGGTACTTGGGATGAGCAGCTTTTCGGCTTACTACGATCACCTGATGCCCGATCTGCCGGGCTGTACCAAGGCTTTGCTTGACGTGCACTTGCTGCGCGTGGCCCGCGACTTTTGCAGCAAGACCGGCATCTGGCGGCAGGAGTTGACGGCTGTGAACCTGGTTGCTACGCAAGCGACTTACACGCTGACAACACCCTCAAGCAGCGCGCTGGTGCGCGTGGTGCGCCTTACGGTGGCTGACGAGCTGCTGTGGCTAGACGGCGAAGATGACAACAACGAATACCCCAAATACGAGCGCAACAAACCGCCCTTTAGCCTGAGCAACGACCTGACGCAGATCACGCTGATTGCCGACGAAACACCTGCAGCCAGTTTGGCCCTGGGTCTGAAAACCACGGCCACGCTGCAACCCAGCACAACGGCAATAACATTACCCGACTTCTTGCTCAGCCAGCACATGGAAGCAATCAAGGCCGGCACGCTGTCTGGCCTGATGAAGATGATGAAGAAGCCCTGGAGTAACCCGGGTCTGTCGGGCGAGTACCGCAACGAATGGAACACGCTGACCAACCGCGCTGCGTACCAGGCGCAGGTGGGGAACACGGGAAAGCTGCTGCGCGTCAAAAAATGGGGCTAATCCCCCGAGTGCCCTTGATTGTCTTGAAGGATTTCCACTATGGCTCAAAAGTTTGCTAACGCCGCTCGATCTGCTCTGATCGCGGACATCGGGCCTACCGATACCTCGCTTTCTATCGGGTCAAGTGCAGCCGACTTGTTTCCTGTTGCCAACACGGGCACAAGTGCGGTGGGCACGGTGGGCAAGGACTGGTTCAAGGGAGTGCTGGAAGACGCTGATCACAATATTGAGATTGTCTATGTGCGCACCCGGCAACTAGGGTCGCCTGGCATGAGCAACGTGCTGCGCGGGCAAGAGGGCACGACCGCGCGGCTTTTTGCGGCGGGCTCGATTGTGGGCTTGCGACACACGGCGGCTGACTTGGGCGACGCCATTTCTTTTGCCAGCAGCGCGTCGTCTTTCTGGCGGACGCTGGTCGGGTACACCACGGCTGCGGCAAGTCGGATGCAGCTTGGAATTTCAAGTGTGGGGAATGACTTGTTTACGGCGGTGGATGCGGCTGCGGCGCGCAATGCCATTGGTGTGACAGCAACCAGCAGCATATTGGATGCGATGTATCCAATCGGCTCACTTTACATAAACGCAGAGGTGGCTACGAACCCCGCGACTTTGCTGGGGTTTGGCACCTGGGCGGCGTTTGGCGCGGGGAAGGTCCCGGTTGGTTTTGATAGTCAAAACACGCTGTTTAACGCGGCGGGCAAGACAGGGGGATCGGCGGATGCGGCGGTAGTAAGTCACAGCCACACTGCAACGGTGACAGACCCCGGGCACTCTCACATTGCGGCTCAACCATATTTGAGTAGCACTTACGCAAATGGCGGAAGTTATGCGGGGCAGGGCGATAGCCGCGCAACAGGCTCGGCAACGACTGGCATCAGTGTATCGGTCGGCAATACCGGGACAAGCGGTGCCAATGCCAATTACCAGCCCTTTATCACGGTTTATATGTGGAAACGCACGAGTTAACAAACGTTTTTTTGGAGCATCAAAATGGATTACAAAATTGTCTCGGCGGATGCAGAGCAAGGAAACATTGTTGTGCAGTTTTCGCATGTAGGCATGGACGACATCATGACGATGATTGAAGTGCCAATTGAAAACAATGCGTTTGTCTCAGGCGATGCGCTGGAGGCTGCAATTCAAAGCCACGCGCCAATTTGGCTGCTAGAGCGCCGGGCCGCAGTGGCAGCGGCTACGGGGTTTGATGCCATAGCGGCCCTGGTGCAAACCGAGCAGGCGGATGTTGTCACGCTGACCGAGTAGCCCCATGACCAGCATTGCAGTCTCTGCATTTCGCGGCATCGCGCCCCGCGTATCGCCGCGCTTGCTTGGCCCCAACTTTGCCCAGCAGGCGCTGAACTGCAAACTGGTGTCCGGTCGGATTGACCCGCTCAACGGCCTTGAGCTGGCGCATGCATCAGAGGCCAACGTCATCACGACGATGTACCGCTACCGGTTTGGCAGCGCCTACAACTGGCTGGTGTGGGCCTCGGTTGTGGATGTCGCGCGCTCACCGGTGGCACAAGATTCCCTGGGGCGGTTTTACTTCACCGGAGACGGTGAGCCGCGCATGAGCACCTACGCAGACGCGATCACCGGCACGCTGTACCCGGCGGCTTGGTATGTGCTGGGCGTGGTGTCTCCGGTGAATGCTGCGGTCATTACAGTGACCGGCGGCGCAGCGGCCAATGAAGACCGGGCCTATGTGTACACGTTTCGCACGCGCTACGCGGAAGAGTCCGGGCCAAGTCCGGCAACGCTGGTTACGGGCAAGGCAGACGGGGCCTGGAACATCACGGGCATGAATGCGACACCAGCCAACAGCGGAGCAATCTCGGCGGCCGTCAAAGACACGCCAGAGTTTGGCCAGGTGCGTGTCACGCTGAACGATGTATTTGGCCTGGCTGCTGGTGAGCAAGTGGCTTTTGCTGGCGTGGCCGGAATGGCCGATCTGAACAGCACTTTCACGCTGGTGAGTGTGGATTCCGTCAGCAAGCAGGTGGTGGTTACGCTGGAGACGACGCAGACCTACGCATCGGCGGGAACCTGGTCGCGCTTGGCGCCACACAACACGACGGGCATGGTCAAGCGAATTTATCGCACAGTCGGAACCAACTCGGATTACAAGCTGGTAGCCGAGATTGACCCGGCACAAACCAGCTACACGGATACCGTGCCGGCCACTACGGTCGCACAGAATTTTGGCATCAGCACACTGGACACCTTGCCGCCGCTGAAGGACATGCACAGCCTGGTGCTGCTGTCTAACGGCGTGATGGCGGGCCTGTCGGGAAGCCAACTTTGCCTGTCCGAGCAGGGTAAGCCGTATTCGTGGCCGGTAAAAAACCGCTACTCGTTTGCCGGTACCGGGGTTGCCTTGTGCGCAGCCGGAACACAGGTGATTGTGCTGACGGACAACGTGCCCCAGGTGGCGACGGCTTCCGTTCCCGAGGCTGCGACGATTGCCAAGATTCCCGGCGACACGTTAGCACCCTGCGTTTCCAAACGAGGCGTGGCCGACATTGGAAGTGGCGCGGTTTACCCCAGCCACGACGGCTTGTATGTGGCAACTACGGCGGGCGTGCGCAACATCACGGAGGCCGCGTTTGGGTTTGATGAGTGGCAGGCCCTGAAGCCCGAGACCTTCAAGGCGGCGTTTCACAATTTCCACTATTACGCCATGCACGACACCGAGGGCGGGT